AAAACTTGTAGTTAATGTTGATGTAATGGCCATATTAAATACCTTTAATTATTTTTGCTATATCTTCGCTACCTTGACCAGATAAATCTTGTATCAAAGTAGCTTTATAAGATTTTAAAGCATTTTTTATATAAATCAAACAAACCTGATAAATCATATCTCTGTACGCTCTTGCTTGTTCTTTTATATATGGATCTTCACTGTCACTACTGCTTACTATTTTTTCAGTAAGTCTTTCTGCCCAAAACTCTGGAGGATGGCCGCCATAATTAGATGTTTTTGCCTCTATTATACCTAATCCAGGCATACCTGCTGGCGTAATAGAATCTACCATTTGTTTGGCTCTGGTGGTTTTAGGTGTGAATCATTACGATCAATTAATACAGGTTCTTGTGTTTTTCTAGTAATTTGAAGATTATTAATTTTTTCAACTTTTAGACCATTTTCATCCGCCATGACTACCAAAGGATTAGCTAATCTATGATAACCGTATAGTTTTTGTTCTGCTGGAACGTCTGTATCAAGTAACCCAGATGTGTGTGCTACTTCTACTTGCATACCTGCTGATATACATTTACTTAACCAAAACTCAGTACAACCTCTTCCTGCTTCTGCAAAATGTAAATTACCTTTGTATGAAAAATCTACCCCAAACATTTTTAAAACTGATACTTCATTCCATAACGCAAAAGCTATTGCGTAAGCAACCGTATTATTTAGGTAATAACAGTTTAGGTCTTGAATCACCTCTTCTACAGGATATTCAACTAATCCAGGACATCTATCATCCAATTCACACGTATAGATAGGACCTTTATGCTCTTGTAACATTTTTGCCATACTTTCAGTTTGACCACCTGCATCTTCTGTATTTAAGAACCTAGACGCAGGATCCATCATAAATACTCTATCGTGATAGATTACCGTACCTACACCATTTATTGCCCACACCTCATCAAAGTGTACTCCGTGTGATTTTGCTAGATTGTAATCAAACCAGCTTTTACCAAGACCAACTATAGCTACTGATTTGCCCTTTAGACTTTCAATTTTTTCCATGTATTTTTTAAGATACCGTTGTCCTCAAAGAATCATAACGGTACTCATCTCTCCTTCCGCGAGCTTCTGCAAGGTTTTTAAGCCTTGTAATTTCAAGTAAAAAGCGTTGCTCGTATTGTTGTTGTAAATCGCTTTCACCCTTTAAAAATATATTAGCTTCCACTAAGGCTCCATATAGCAACGCGTTTCTAGCATTTTGGGAAACCCAAGTGCCAGTTGTGTCTGTTACTAATGAATTTGGTTTAAATAGATAGTGTAGTTCAACACTATAATCTGCATCTGGTACGGGGCTTACAATCAACGTAGAGCCATTATTAGAGGCTGTAGATAATTCTTTATCAAAATCTGCATAATACAAAGGCTGACTTCTAGCTGTAGTATCTGTTGGATCAACACTAAACTCTCGCATAAAAGTAGTGTGTTTTTTATCTAAATATTTGTAATCACCATTGCTATCTATTACTGCAAGAGAAAAACTCATTTGAAAATCGTTTGGAGTTGTTAAATAAGTATTACCAGTTGATAAAGTACCCGTTACATTTTTACGAAAATAATCAAACTGTATCAACTCAAATATTCTTTCTTCAGCATTTTTAATAAAATCATCTAATGTAGCTACAAATGTAGTTTCTGTATTTTCTACATAATTTTGTATTAATGTTTTTAGTTCTGCTAGTGTCATGTAACTATTGTAACCTCGCCTACTCCACCTGTCATCTCGCTAACTGTAAAGTTAGTCGGTAAGGTCGATGGATTTAAAAAATCTGGTTTAAAGTTATTTGATTGCACAACAACAACAAAACCTTCTCCTTCTTCGACATCATTGTTTGGTCTTGGTTTATATAAAGCTTCTGGATCTGCTGTAGCAGTTAATGGCTCTAGTTGTGGATGCTTTGGCTCGTAGCAATCTGGACAGGTTTTCAAACCATTCCATTCTTGTTTTAGTTCATTTAATTTATATTCAAAACCACATCTATCACATAAAGCCTTTGCAAATTTACCAAGTGCGTATGCCATTTTAATTCATCCTTATATTTGGTCTGATTCTAAATGATGCTCTATCCTCGTCCTGGTCAGCAGCTCTACGGAACTCTTCTTCGTACAAAGCTTTTAGTTGAGGAGTAAGTTGTGGATTCTTTTTTAATGATATGTAGTAAGCCAATCCTGCAACAAAACAAGGGTAAAACCTAAATGGCATATCCATAGTATTAGTAGCTGCATCAGCATCATCCATACGAACAAGTTTGTTAAAAACTAGAATATCAGTGCTATTTTCAGGTGCAGGCCACACTTTTAGTGATGGTGTGCTTAATTTATCAAAAAAGAATTGTGAAGGTCTTGCTTTTGTAGTTTTATTAGGAATATTTAAATATTCACTTCTACTTATACGATTCATACTTATGTCTGTTTGTGTTTGATTTACTGTTCTACGTACAACCACATCTAAAACATCTATAACATTAGAATTTAAAGGATAATCAGTTGTTCCCTCTGTAACAGTCTGTGTAGCTTGTTCTATAGTCCATTGATTTAGACCTCTATTAGCCCATTCTGCAAGCATTAAGTTTACACTACGTATTGCTGTTTTTAGATCATAACCTGTTCTAAGTTCAGCTCCACATCTTTCGTATGCTTCTTCAATAAACTCAGTTACGTTTGGTTCAAAATTTGTGCTTCCTGATAATGCCATTATTTATTATCCTCTTGGTTATACAAATTATCAAATGTTATGTTTGGATCTATATAACTTTCATGTTGTTCTGCTGAATGCGTCCATTGAGAAGGCATAAAGTCTGGAGCTCCCTCACCTACACGCCATAAAGCAGGATTTGTAGCTCTTACTCTGTTATTTGGTAAAGCTACAAAGTTGCCAGTATATTCACCAGCATCTGTTAAATATAACACATGTGATTGCTTATGTTGAGCAGGATCATCTGCAATAGAGTTTTCTGTGTAATCTACCGTAAACAAATACTTACCCATATGAAACTCACCACCTATTTTACAGAGCCAGGGTGATGAACTTACTCTATCTAAAACTACAACAGAGTGATCATGACTTAAACAATCCCAAGGTTGAGCTAAGTGATCTTCCATAGGAGTAGGCCATTCTTCTAATGGTATATCAGCTACTAAACCCTGAATTGGCATTCTTGCCCACATAGCACCACCATGAACATTTGGTGCATCTTCTTCATTATCTATCTCACATCCAGTAAAAACTACTTGAAATGATAAAGATCTATCTGGAATGGTATTAACACCTATAACGAGAGCGTGTAGATACTCTCCGTGATAATTACTGTGGTTGGCTGTAAATTCTTTTCTTACCCAACACTTAAACTGAGGTATGTTAGAAATTAAGTATGACATTTAAGGTGCAAATTAAACTTTGCCGCCTTTTGACATATATTTAGTTCCTTTCATAGCTCCACCTTTAGCCATATACTTAGTGCCCTTCATAGCACCGCCTTTTGCCATGTATTTAGTTCCTTTAACAGAACCGCCCATAGCGTATCCTTTAGTTCTTTTATACATTATTTTTTACCTTTTTTTGTACTGCTTTTTTTTACAGGTGTTTTTTTCTTGGCAGGAGCTTTCTTTTTAGGCATATTTATGTAAATACGTTCATCCTTTACTGGCTCATCTGGTCTTACTTTAGCGTTTAACCTTGCTTGTAATTTTGGATCCTCAGATTTTTTCTTTGGCATAATTTCTCCTAGCTTATAGTGGTTACTTTTCTGCGGTTATTCATAACTTTACCACAACCTTTAGCTATAAAACCACCATTTTTCTTTTTAACTCTGTTTTGTGCGGCCATTGATCTTTCTATAGCAGCACCTCTTTTTTTCTCGTAGGAAGATAATTTACCGTCTTTATTAAGATCTGCTTTGTTTTTATTCATAGGGCCTCCTTGACTCATTGAAACTTTTGCTTTTTTAGTATTAGCAACTACTGTCTTGCCTTTACTGCCTGCTCTTTTTTTCTTTAGTGCCGTTGCTCTTCTTTCAGATTTTGACAGACTATTTGCTTTAGATGCAGGCAAACATCTATCTGGATTTTTTTTATCTTTGCTTGTGCCACAAGCTCCTTTAATAGATCCATCTGTACCTATACGTTTCCAATTTTGACCTTCCCAATCAGCAAGTTGTCCCATTATCTTAATCTAGCTTTCATAACAATACCTTGGCCCCTTATAACTGGACCACCTTTAGCTTTTTTTGTTCTTTTAGATTTTTTAGCATAGTTTGGATCTTTGCAATACTTAGATGCAGCCATATTTGCATAAGCTGAAGGATATGTATCAAAAGTTCTTTTTGCCCAAGCTTTACCAGAAGGACAAATTTTACCACCACTTTTTGCTTTAGCCATTTAACAATCCCAGTCTCTTCTAGCCCAATAATTAGCACTACATCTATCTGTAGTACCGCTCATGCCACCACTACGGGCACAATAAGATTTTTTTCTGGATTTAGTGTTTTTGTGCATACCGAGTTTGGCATCACCAAAGGTTATACGTTTAACTCTAGAACTTTCGCTACTACAACCTTTGACAAAGACTTCTTTTCGTTTCTTACCATATCCAGGGCTACCTTTTGAAATAGCCCTAGGTCTGTTTAAAGTTACAGTTTTGCCTTTATATTCCGCCATTCATTAATAGTTTTTATTAAGAACTAAAATAATTGAATATGTGTCACCACTAGAGTGTCCAACAGTAGTAAGGTCAATATCTCCAGTAACTCCACTTCCTGCATTATTTGGTATGCCTGTAAATAGGTCATAATACTCATCTCCAGTGCTATCTGATGGTAAACCAGTTAATAACACATTAGAAGTAGCATCAAACTCTAAATTTACACCCATACCTCTAGTAGCCCAATATATTCTAGCGACTGATACTGAAGTACAAGACTCTCCTGCACTATTTGTAGTAAGTGCAGAAACGTCTACTTTCTTTACAGCCGATTCACCTGTGCCATCTGACACATTAGTAAACTTCATAATAGCAGTCTTTTCGCCATCTTGAATGGTTTGTGATGTTACTGCATCAGCCATAATTTACTCCTTATCTTTCAACTGCTGCTACTACGTAGTCAATAGTCATAGTTTGTGCAGAAGCTTCACCATTTTGAATACCGAATGAAACTGTTAATTCCTCATCATCTGGTAAATTAGTGTTTGCTACAGCTACAGGTTCTGCATTATTTACTGAGTAATAAACTTTTGAAGTGTCTGGGTCAATAAACCAAGTTACTGTAATAAAAGTATCATCCGCCATAGTTGCTACATCTTCTGTAGTTGTTGCACTGTTATTTTTCTCTACTAAGAAATCTAAACCTGCATCACCGTCTGCTGAAATAAAGAATACACCGTCTGTAGTATCAAGTGGTGTTGTATCTGTAATTCCAAGGCCTATAACAAAGTCTGATTGATCTACATCATTTACTTTGAATCTAGCTGAGAAGTATGCTCTTTTACTTGTGCTTAACTTAAATGCTTCGCCTTTTAATTGTAAAAAGTCTAAGTCATTATCTCCAGCAGCATTAGTAAGCAATAAAGCCCCACCTGCTGACGAAGTTACAGCTTCAGTTGCACTACCTGTACCTGCTTCAGTAGTCGTAATAGTCCAGTCGCCTGAGTTATACGTCATGAAATCATTATGATACATATAGAATGTTTGGTCAGATGGATATGGTGCAAACATAGGCATATCTTTTTTATGCTTAGTTGCAACAGTATTACCTGCCCATAATATTAAGTTTTGAAAATGTGGATTAGCCATTATGAACTCCTTTACTTGTATTAATGGAAATCGAAATCGATCCTCATTAAGCTAATTAATTTTTTAACTATCTTGAGTTTACACCTAGAAATAAAAGTAATCAACAAAAAAAGGGAGCCGAAGCTCCCTTAGTAATTGTAGTTGAGTGAGAAACGCTACAATAATTCGTTCCTTTAAGCTCCTTGAGAGCCGTAAACGGCTCTAAAGTTTGAATATCCGAAGCTATAACGCTCTCTAGCCTTATATCTCATGTTGCCAGTATCGAAGTCACCTTCCAATGAAGTTGTCATTGGAGATCTTTCAAAATACTTAAATCCGTCAGGACAGTCTGTTTTCAAGAAGAAAGCATCTGTATCTGTCAGATAGTTATTTACAACATAACCATCAGGTAGCATACCAGTATTCTTAATAGCATTAATGTCGTTGTCAGACGTACCAACTCTTCCAGGAGTTTGTAATAATCTGTCAGC